ATAGTGAGTTCTTGTTGTAGTTCCTCAAGTTCCATGACAGTATCACGAACTTGGTCGGAGTCAAAAAATCTCATACTACCTGCTCTTTAAGAATCGACTTGTACTTGTTCACATTAATATTTAGGAATGGTTTATATTTCTTTATCTTGAGACTGACGGTTTCCCACACCGGATCTTCGAGTTTCTTATCGAAGTTCTTCACGTATTCTAGAATGATATCTAGAATAACCATGGTCTCAATAGACAAAGCACCCTGCAGATATTTCTTCAATACCTCAGGGTGTGACTGTCCCTTGATGGTGAACAGTTGTTGAAAGTTTTCTTTGTTGACAAAGACTTCCACCTCAGTCTTAAACATATAACTCATAGTCTGGGAGCGTTTCATCCAAGACTTTAAGTTATCCTCACCGCTGGATATGATCTCTCCAATCCACAGTCGGTCAGGGTCATCGCATTCAACAAAGTTTGCTAAGAAGTAATCTTTGATTTCTTCATCTGACTTCTTACGAGACATCCGCTCAAAGAAATAACGATCCTTGCGTTTGTTATATGCTTGAACGGATGCTTTAGATTTGCCACCATACTTGAAGTAGTTGTAACTCTTCTTGGTGAAATGATTTTTGAATGCTAGGTATGTTTTGTATACATCAATCGGTGTCATCATCAATTCTATCAAAACCTTCAATTTGTTCTGCCATAACTTCATGCTCACCTTTGATGAGATACCAATGGTGTCCTTCACGTTCACCAAGATACTTTAGTTCATCATCAATCCATGAGTTTTCACGCATTGCTGCTTGAATTTTATAATGTATCAGTTCACTTTTGGAAATCATAATGGGAGTTTTGCTCTCGTAGTTTTCTTCAGGAAGTTAAGTTGAGTAGCATCATACTTAAGTTTTTCCTTCAATGGTTTTGATATCAGTTTACCAACAGATTCCATTTCAATCTTGTTCTCTTCACAAAACGTGAGGATAGCATCGATGTAATTGAAATTGTATTCCTTAACTAGACTCTCAATCTCCTGTGCAAACTTTGCTTGACACAGAAACTTCTCTTTAATCAGGTCATCAACTTGATTATCCATGTTCTCCTGTTTTGTAATCGACGAACTTTTTGATGTACTCTGTGAGAAGTTTAATATAGTAACTCTTGTTTGTTTTTTCATAGACTTTGCATTCTCCGTTTTCGGCAACCATAATAGTGACAAGTTTCTTGACTGGGATTCCAGTCATTTCAAAATACATGCAAGCATAAGCAGTCTCTTGCACGAAATAATTTTCAATCCATTCCTCGGGTTTAATCTTGGTCGAGGTCTTAAAGTCGATGACTGCTAGTTCTCCGTCGTACTCTGCTATGCAGTCTACTCGTCCTGCGAGACCAAGATAGTCGCTATACAGCGACTGTTCTATAACATGTATGTTATTTATACGATCGAGATCTTTCTTCGCTGATAGAAGAAGGAACTTCGTAGCAGGGAGCATCTTGATATCCTTGATAGGAACATTCTTGATGTATTGTTCTACTGCATCATGGAACTTTGTCCCACGAAATGTAGACTCCCTGGTGATTTTATTTGCTTTCTCATCACCGACTTTCTGCCGCCATTCGACGAAGACTTGTCGGTTGTAGAAACTTGTGACAGATGTGATAGATGGATACATCTTTCCTGATGGGACTTCATAGAAACGAGTCCCATCAATCATGGTTGCTTTTAAATCAGTCTCACCTTTTAAATTATCTAGATGAATAAACATTAAATACCGAGTGCAATTTTAGTCATGATGTAGTTACGAACAAATCCAGACCTAACAATATCATTAACATCATACTCTACACAGGTAAAGTCATCAGTCATTGCTTGGATGATCTTCATGAAATCAAGGATTCCGTTGCGTTCGTTGGTCTTCACGAGGTCAGACTGTGCTGCGTCTCCACAGAAAACAATCTTACAGTTTTCACCAACTCGGGTTATTATACTATCTAACTCGTGAAAATTCAAGTTCTGCATTTCATCAACGATGATGATGCAGTTATCCATAGTGGTTCCACGAAGGAATGATGTAGACCAGAAGCGAATAGTCTCCTGTGCTTTGAGTGCTCCATACAGCATCTCAAACTCATTCTCATCCTGCATCTCAAACATATACTTCACCATATTCTTATATGGGATTTGGTATAGTGCTGCCTTGTCTTCATGGTCACCTGGAAGGAAACCAATCTCACGAGTAGCAACGAGAGAACGAACCACATACACCTTCTCATAAGGTGTGAATTGATCTAATACATCTTTGAGTGCAAGGTAGAGTGCAATGAATGTCTTACCTGTACCTGCTGCACCATAAGCAAAGAGGTTTCTTCCCTCCTTGTATGCATTAAAAAACTTTTCCTGATTATCTGTCAATGGTTTGATATCAACCATCAGATCAGAATTGATTGGTTTCTTTCTCTTCAGTTTTCGGGAACTCATACTACCAATGCCACTAATGGCATCACTGTTTCCTTTTCTTTTTCTTGCTGGCATACTTAGATTTTGCTGATGTTAGAACCTGGGGTTTGCTTGACTTTAGATAGAACATCATTCCATCCTGGATTCTTCTTGCGAAGTTTATCTTTCCATTCACCGACTTCACCGGACTGTGGACAGGTAGATGGATCGCTCCAGTCTCTCTTCCAGTCAGGATTATCTGTACACCACTGAGACCATTCAGTGACACTCATTACGACTTCTTTCTGTTCGCCAGTCTCTTTATGGACCACTGGGTATGTTGCCATAGTTACAAAACTCAATCAATTATTTATTAAACCCATTCAAGGGCTTCGGATACAGAGGGAAACTGTTCCATGAATACTGTCTTCGCATCCTCTGCGACTTGCATATGTTCCTTCTGAGTACCATTAGCAGTCCTCAGAGTTATGTAATGTATCCATGACCTACATGAACCGGTCATGTAAATTTTGGTGGGAGTACAGAGTGGAAGCACATTACGTGCACATTCCTTTGCCACACCCCTCTCAAGCATCTGTTGATACAGTGCCATCGAAGAATCAAACAGAGTCTGCATCTGTAGTTCCAGGTTCTGGATTAGAAAAGGATCAAGGTCATCAATCGAATTCTGACGATTCTTTGTATCCTGTCTACGAAGTTCAGGCAAAGGAATCTTCTCACCAAGCAGAGAACTATCAGCATACCGTTGAGAGAACTCTTGATATGTAAAACTACGGTGACGTAGGATTTGAGCCGCGATTGCCCTGGTTGTAGAAATCTCCAAGGTCATTGTAGACTGCTCAAATACAGACCAGTGGTTGTGCTTGATACAATATCTTAGAAGACCAGAATACTTTTCGTTGTCCTGGTTGCTGGGGTTTGATACTCTGGCGATGTACGCCATGGTCTGTTCTGCGTCAGGAGTAACGCTTACTAGTTTAGCTCTCATAGTTCAGTCGGGATAACCATCATCGTCTTCAAAAATCTCATCGTAGTCCCCTATGGGTGATACATTGTTCTCATATGTATATGCTTTCACATCTGAGTATACCTCAGACTCCAAAGCATCGACAAGAGATTTTAGATTACGTACAATGAGTTTTAGTTTTTCTTTGTCCATAAACTCAATATCGTATCCCTACATTTTACACAAAAAAAGCGTGTCTGTCAAGACACGCCCCGGAATATTAACTTAGTAATCTCCTACATATTCGTTTGCAGTTGGACTGTGAATCATCACATTCAATTAAACAATCAAAATAATCGCTGGTTAAATTCGATTCATCATTATAGAGGTTTAAATTTTCTTCTACATGCCTCCAATCAGCTAATTGATTTCTTGACATAATATTATGCATAGGTTGAATCCCTAGGAGTTTGCTTCATGATATTTGATTGGGTTTTCAGATCATGGGCAATATTTTAATTCTATACTATCTAGTCAGCGTATGCTAACTTAATGAAGTTACTGTAATTTTGATAAAAAAAGACAGGTTATGAAACCTGTCTTAACATTTACCTCTTCTTTATCAGAAGTATTTCTCCGTAAAGCAATGACAATAGTGCTATACAACCAAGGGAAGTGAATCCCACGATTTGTAAAGACTGCATTACTTTGCGTAGGTCTTACCACGGTAGCAGAAAGTGCCGTGGGTTTCCTTACTCTCTACACAACGAGTATCATACTCAACACCACGATAGGCGGTGTGATTGATCTGTGCGTCATGCAGTGCAGATGCCTTCTGGATCTGCTGACGAATACGGTTTAAGGTGTTCATAGTAGGTACTCCTAAAGTAGTTGGATTTTTAGGCCCGTTCCTTTAGTCGTTTGCGTCCCAAGGACACTCAGGAGTTGCCTCCTGAATTGTCAAAACTATTTCATCTTTTATAGCACCCATCATTTCTTCCTGTGCTTTGACACGCTGAATAATTTCAGATGCATCTTCACAGGTGATAGTTGCGTATAATAATAAATCAATCATGGGATGAACGCTCCGTTCCGCGACTTACTTGCGTCCCCGAGGGGATGAACGACAGGTCTATTATAGACCATTGTCT